AGGAAACTGGCTGTTAAGCTCAGTCGCTTCGGCTCCATTGTCCCATCTTAAGTAAGCACTTGAGTAGGGCACCAGTCCCTTCCAGCTTATCGCTGGGAGGTTTGGCCGACACTACAAATCCCCTGACTAAGGGGACTTGTCGGCGTGGGCTCCACTTCGTAAAGCGATACCCAAAGGTCTCGCCAACGAAAGAGAGCCTGCCCAATACCGAGGAGTCAGGACCGACCGTCGGGAAGAACTTAATCAACCCTTCGATCTTATGGTCCAACCATCTCACGGTCCTCCAGTAACCACTCAAATAGAGTTGGTTCCGGAGGGTTACGAGAGATCCTACCTCGGCAGCATCCTGCAATCGCGTCGGGAACATACGGCGAACACGCGTCAAAGTGACGTCATGCCCGTCGTAATATTCCTTTCCGCAAGACTCTCTGAACTTTCCAGTCCAGAAAGACTTGCTCAGGTTAACTCGAGAGCCGAAAGCCTCGAGAACCTGAACGATTGTAGGCACATGGTCTACAGGGACAATAAGATCGTCCCCATAAACGCGCACCGACCCAGAAAGACGGTTTACGTCTCTCCGGGAAAGTGTCTCGTTAAGCGATCTCTGAATCCCTAGAAAGATCAATGTCGTAAAGACCATTGCTTCCATCGGGAAGCAGAGTGCTGAACCCATCGACGCGTATTTGGCAAGCCTTATCGGCTTGCCTCCTACGAGAGCCCGACGGGACCGGGAAGCATCGATAGCCCACGCTAAAAAGGGCCACCGAGCGACCATAGTCCTAACGAGCTCATTCGAGACACGGTCGGAAGCATCGCTCAAATCGAGCGTTGCGGTTCGGTTGTCAATCGAACCTTGACGAGCCATGGCCTGATTAGGGCCTTGATCGTCAAAACCGATCAACTTCTTCAGGAGTCTATCCCTGTTGAAGTTCAGGGTGAAATTGCCATAGATTGCCTGCTGTGCATATTGCATGCATACAGGTTCCATGGCAATGACCCGGGGTGTCTTGAG